CGATCCTGCGGACACGTCGAGGTCCCACGATGGGCTGCCCCCGGTCTTGATCAGCTTGGCGATGTCGCCGCGTTGCAGCACCACCGGCGTATTGGTGAACCCATTGAGGAACACACCCGCCGGGGCGACGACGGTCAGCGTGCCGATGTTGCTGCGCAGTACCTCGCACCACATACCGATGTACCAGGTGGCGTCGTTTGCGGCGGGCAGGGTCAGCGTGGCGTTGCCCGCACTGGTGAAGCTGACCAGCGCCCCGGCGTGCGTCGTTGTCAATGTGGCCGCGGTGGCGGAGATGTTGACGACCTTCTGCGGGGCGGTGTCGGGCGCACCCCAGGCAACGAAGCCGGTCTCCGGGCTGGTGCCGGTGGTCGGGAACCACATCAGTGCCTGCGGGCCGACCGACGCCTGCGTGCCGGGTGGCAGGCCGTCGACAATCCAGGCGTTCCACACCCATCCGCTGCCCCAGTTGTAGGCGTTGCGGACGTAGGCCATCGACCCGTCCGACGAGCCTGCCCAATACTGCGAGACGAAGTCGCCAGCGGTGTCGTGCAGGCCGCGGGTCACCGTCAGGATGCCTTCGAAGATGGTGCTTGCCGGGGCGTGCTGGGTGACCGGATTGTCGGGGATCAGCGTGGTGAACATGCCCGGCGTGAGGAACGTATTCCAGTCGGCGGCGGTGCCGACTGTGCCCTGCGGCAACATGCCGGGGACGCCCTGCGGGCCTTGCGCGCCAGTCGCACCAGTCGCGCCGGGGGTGCCAGGGATGCCCTGAATGCCCTGCGCTCCTGGGTCACCCTTGGGGCCTTGCGCTCCGGTGGCTCCGGCTGTTCCGGTGTCACCCTTCGGACCTTGTGCGCCGGTTGCGCCCGTCGCGCCATCGGCACCTGGCGTGCCTTGCACACCCTGAACGCCAGCCGGACCTTGCGGGCCTTCGACGCCGGTGGCACCCGTCGCCCCGGTGGCTCCCTGTGCGCCGGTGTCACCCTTCGGGCCTTGGGCACCATCGGCACCGGCGGGGCCGGGCGCGCCGTCTGCACCGTCAGTTCCGTCGACACCGGCAACGCCTTGAATGCCCTGCGGTCCTGCGGGGCCAGCGGGACCAACCGCACCGTCTGCACCGGCGGGGCCAGTGGCACCTGTCGGGCCTGCGGGACCAGTCGGCCCTTCCGGCCCGGCGGGGCCAACGCCGCCGCCTTCGGTCAGGTTGGTGACGACTTGCAGCAGCGTGCCCACCGCAGGAGCCACCGAGCCGGATGAGTCGGTGCGCTCGATGCCGTCGAGGAACCAGTACGTGCCACGGTCGAAGGCCGGGGCGAGCAACAAGTAGCGCGCCCACCCGACGACAGGCGGGTTGGGGAAGTTGGCAACGAACAGACCGTCGCCGCCTTTGAGCACCGACAGGTTGCGGGCTTCGCCGTTGGAATCGGTCTTGGAAATCGACACCCGCCGCGGGTTGGCTCCGGTGCCCGACGAGAACATGCCGCCCGGCCCAGGGTCGGCGTCGATGGTCGTGCCGCGGTAGAAGTACGTCGTCGCCACGGTGCCTGGCTCGCCAGGCTCGCCCTGCGGTCCTTCGGGGCCGGTGGCTCCTGCTGGGCCTTGCGGGCCGGTCGCGCCGGGAGTGCCTGCCGGTCCCTGTGCGCCGGTGGTTCCGGTGTCGCCTTTCGGGCCTTGCGCTCCTGCTGGCCCTGCCGGGCCGGGAACGGTCGACGCCGCGCCGGTGGCACCAGTGTCGCCCTTGGGTCCTTGGGCGCCCGGGGCACCTGCCGGTCCTTGTGGGCCTGGCACGGTGGACGCGGCGCCGGTCGCTCCCGTCGCTCCTTGCGGGCCTGTCGGCCCGATTGGTCCTTGCGGACCAGGAACGGTGGACGCTGGCCCGGTGTCGCCTTTCGGGCCTTGCGCTCCTGTTGCGCCGGTGGTCCCTGGGATACCTTGCGGACCCTGCGCGCCGGGGGTGCCGGGCACGCCCTGTGGACCCTGCGCGCCGCTGGCTCCGGTTGCTCCGGTGGCACCTGTTGGGCCGGGGGGTCCGTCCGCACCGGGTGCGCCGTCTGTGCCGTCTGCACCTGCTGGGCCTGGGTCGCCTTGCGGTCCTTCCGGCCCAATTGGGCCAACGGCACCGTCGTCGCCGGGCGGGCCTTGCGGTCCTTCCGGTCCTTGCGGGCCAATCTGCCCGGTGGTCATCTCGACCACCAACACGTCGGGGATGAAGGCGTCAACGTCGATGACGTCCATCGCCACTTCGATCACGTCGATGGCGACGATGTCGAGACCAACGCCGCTGACGTCCACGTCGATGGTGGTGTCGCTCATGGCACCAGTTCTGGGACAGGCTCCGTCACGTCGAGGGTGATGGTCACCGGGCCGCGCAGCACGGTCAGCACCACGTCGCCGGGCATGGTGATCTCCAAGTCCCACACTGCGCTGCGGGTCTTGCACCAGTCTTCCCACTCGCTGGCAGGCAGCGTCATGTTGATGAACTGCGGCTGCTCGACCACGCAGACCATTGTCGCCAGCAGGGTGCCACCGGGCTTGTCGCGAATCTCGGCGGCGGCGGTGGCGCCGGTCAGGTCAGCGGGGACGGTGCGCGCTTCGTCTTGCCAGAGGATCAGTCTCCACTGGTAGGTATCGCCTCGGTACAGGTCGAGCGGCAGCTCGCCGGGGCGCATTGCTCAACTCTTGACGATGACGTAGTGCCCGCCCTGCGAGCGGACGATGGCCATTGCCGCCGACAGTGAGTCGACGGTGGACTGCTGGCCCTGCGCGTTGGTCACCAGGTAGGCGCGCTTCTTGCCGCCGCAGCCGCATGCCATCAGGCACCCACCTTCTCACGCAGCCGGGCGACGCGCTGCTCGCGGATCGAGGCGGTCAGTGCTTCGGCACGCTCCGCCCGTTGGCGGGCCTGCACGCGGCGCTCTTGCTCGTTGACCACGCTGACGGCGATGACGCCGTAGTCGATGGCGTTGGGGTCAACGGTGACGATGGCAGCCGCGGTGAGAGCCAGCAACATCTCGGGGTCGGCCGCAGATGCTGCCAGCTCTACCCGCGGGATAGGGAACCCCGGCACGTTGACGATCAACGCACCGACCAGCTCAAGGTTGCCGCCGATGCGCCGCCAGTCGCCAGAGGGGGCGCCAGCGCGCAGGGCGTGGCCTTGCTCTTGGGAGATGCCCGGTCGCTCGATGCCATGCACCCAAATCCCGAACTCGTCCTCACCGGCGGCAACGTCGGCAACCACGGTGCCAGTGTCGTCGTAGTGACGCACGGTTTCTGTGGGGCTGGCGTCGGCGGTGGCGTGGCCGGTGCCCGCAGTGATGTGGCCGACCGGCACCGGCCCAGCCGACGTCATCACTTCGCCGGTGCGGAAGTAGGCATAGTCATGCGCTGACTTCGGGGCGGTGACGCAGTTCTGCTCACCGAAGCCGACATGGCAGGTGTCCCATGTGGCCAGGTGCCCGCTGACTTCGTTGAAGTCGCCAGCGGCGCGCACCGTCAGTGGTGTCGGACCCTTGAGCTGTGGGTCTTGGAACAGTTCGATCGGCGGCTCCATGTCATCCTCCATACAATCACATTGGGTGAAGGCCGCGGCGACCTCACGCAATTCTTCGGTGTCGATGTCGAGCGGCAAACCGTCGAACCAGTCCGGTGGCTCGCCTGCTGCGTGCCGCCCGCGTCGCCCGCCTTCTTGGCCGGGCCACAGGTCGATGGCCACCTTGTGCAAGTTCGCACAGGTGCCGTCGAGGTAGTGCTTGTTCTTGATGTACTTGCCGAGCTGACGGCGACAACGGTTGAAGTCGCCAGGCACGCCCCACTTGATCTTCGCTGCGCCCTTGCCGCGCGTCCAGTAGGTGCGCAGGCGTTGGGTGTCGCGGGGATGCGTCAGCCACCCAGGACCGTCGCGTGTGCCAGGAGCGGCCACCAGCTCGGCGTCGGCCTTCAAGCTGTCGGGCGGTTCGTCGCCCAGCTTGGAGTACAAGCCGCGCAGGCGGCTCTTGGCTTTGGCCTTCTGCTCGGCGGGAGCGTTCACGCCGCCACGTGCTCCGGCCAAGGCAGCCGCGGCGGCGTGAACACCGGCCCGGCTTACGGCCCCTGACGGCGTCAGC